TTAACCAAAGAGGTTAAGGTGTGGCAATGGTACTCAAATGTCGAGTTTATAGCAGGCAAAGACCCATTAGACCAAGCTAATAGACAGGAAGGCTGGACGATTGAAAATAGGCCGTTTTACTGGACGCCATACAAAAAAGCCAGGGCGGGATCTCCTATATTCCCCTGGATGAGCATGACATTCCCTGAAGGGACATTAAACGTACTTGGCAACTCAGTACCCAAGGCTGTATTCTGGAGACTTGCAGAAGCGTTGCCTGAATTTGTAAATGATGACACTGGTATGATTGACTTTCCTGACACTGGTGGCGAATTTTTCAGGGTACTAGATCAGGGCCGTAAAGTTGATGTTGACAGGGAATTCGCAACAGCCCAAGGGTTTGCCGTTGAAGAATTCTACGGTGCTATCTACGAGAATAGAAGTGCAACAAAGCAGCTATATGACGGCTTTGCTGGCTCCGGCATGTCAGGTAGTGGCGGTATTAGGTTTGGAGCTGGTGAAAATGTGTTTACAGTCAAACCAACCAAGATGGACGGCAGCGAGCTAATCGAGCAAGCCAATGAAACAAGATCTCGCAACTTAGCATTTCCAATTATTATCGAGGTTTAAAAAATGAAATACTGGATGATCGACCAAAAAACAAAAGAAGTACTGAGTGAGTATAGCGCCCAATCAAAATGGAATGTTCCACGTAATGCTATAACTGAACAGCCATTGCCACAAAAGGACGATTTTGCAGTAGTGGTAACTATTGACGAAAACGGATTACCTAATGGCACTGAATACAAAGAGGATAACCGAGGTATTGCAATTTACGATAAGTCGGACTGTTTAAAATCAGAGCAGGTTAAAGAACTTGGCCCAGTAAAGGACGGCTTCACCAAAATTAAACCTTCTAGCAAGTTTGACAGTTGGAATGGTGAAAAATGGGTAACTGATATCAACGCAAAGTATCAGAATGATTATGAGTTAGTCGACGAAGCTAGGAGGGCGGAATACCTGGAAAAAGTCACCCCACTAATGGAAGAGGCTCACATTAAAAGAAATCTCATAGGCAGTAAGGAATCGATAGCTGAAGCTGAAGATATCGAAAGGCGAGTACTAAACATGAGAGCCAAGATTCAAAAAGAAAATCCATGGCCAACAAAGCCACAGTAAGAGGTAAAATCTGTCACTTGGTGATATAAAATAAATGACCCGCTTCGGCGGGTTTTTTGTTATCATTAAACAACACTTAACCACGAAGGATCAATTATACCATGATATATAAAGTATTAGGTTTTGAAGAAGGCATGATGGAACAGGCCTATTACTGTAGTGAAGGGTATCCAACAATAGGTAAAGGCACAAAGATAGGGCCAAAAGGTGCACCTCTCGATCATTATGTTTTCACAGTTAGCGAAAAGACTGCTGACTGCATGATGGAAGAGGAACTGAGAGCCATTAGACTAAAGCTGATAAAACATAACTGGTACATCAATTTAAACGAAGATAGACAAACAATTATCAAGTCAATGGCCTACCAGTTGGGCTATGGCGGTCTAATGAAGTTTAAAAAGATGATCGCAGCGCTTGAATGCAAAAACTTCGAAGATGCAGCGAGCCAAGCCCTAGATAGTAGGTGGAGAAAGCAAACTCCAGCAAGGGCGGCGAGACACGCAAGAGTGTTACAAACTGGCGATATTGAATCAAGTTATGAGGGATTAATCTAATGGGTATATTTAAAACCTTATTCTCAGGTGACGTTGTTAAAAGTGGAATTAACCTTATAGATAAGGCTTTCTATACGGATTCAGAAAAGGCGGAAAACTTTAATAAGCTTTTATCACTTTATGAGCCCTACAAGATAGCACAAAGGTTACTGGCGCTTGTTATTGGCCTTCCTTTTGTGGCGCTGCATATCATTGTTGGCATACTCTGGGTTTACTCTATCTTTTCGACTGGTCCAGGACTTGAATATAAATTTGTATTTGAGCAATTAAAACTAGTAGGAGAGTGGAACAACAACACACTAGGAGAACCATTTATCTACGTAATTATCTTTTACTTTGGTGGTGGTGCATTCGAAGGTGTAGTAAAAAGATATAAAGATGTGGACAAAGCCAAAGAAAAGAAATAGTATTTAGTTACTCCAATTTACTTTCTATCTCCAAAAAGCCTTTGGCCCCAATTACGGGGCCGTTTTTTTATCCTCCAAATGCAAGCACGAATAGTGAAACAATCATAGCCGCAATCATGAACATGATAGACCATAGCGATTTGCTAAAGTCATTCGCTAGAACATCTTCCCAGTGAGCTTTGAGCTCTTTTTCTTTGCGCTCCTTGCAATTGTGGTCACGTTGTTCTTTAATCGAGTAGTAGTTTTCAGGACGCATTTTAAAGACCTCCAAACGTAATTAACTTAGCGATAGGATCGGCGAACGCGATAATACCGACACTCAAAACAACTCCGATTGATAGTAGTTTCTTTTCCATTTTTATTTCTCCAATTTTCCGCCAAATTTCTTTAAAAACCATTCGGGATACTCTGTATCTAAATCAACAATTTCACCAGGAACAAGATACCAACACCCGGTATTGCAATAGTCCGTCATTGGCATTCCTTTTATAAAAAGCTTATACCCACACTTTGAAACACCTTTTACCTCCAAATGGGTATTACCAGACCTTATTATATCCCCTTTCTTTGGTTGTTTATCACTGTTTCTATATAACCTTGAATCTCTCATTTCTATATCCAATTTGGTTTGTTTGTTTGACGTGTTAATTATTGCTAATCAGTAACTAACACGCCAATCGTTTGTGCCTATTAATCAATGCTCGCTTGATAGGGTTTAGTTATCAAGCGCTTCAACTACAACTATAATCTCTCCCTCTTCGGCGTAAATCTTCTTAGTATCATTCCATGCTATCTGACTATCATCGTGCCATGCGTGACCGTTCAGCGCGTCATAAACCGCTTTCTCGTAGTTGTCATTGTCAGGCTTAGTAACCTTGTATTTGCCCAAATGTTCAGCGCGTTTTTTCTTGCTCCAGGATTTCGGCATTGGGATACAAAGCAGCATAGTAACTTTGATTGCAACTCCTTCATCAATTTTATTAAAATTTGTATGCCTACAAATGACGCTCATAGCCTCTCTGAACTGCGTATATTTCTTTGGATAATATGTACCTTTTTGTGTAACTCGTGGCCTTGACGCTGCAACAGGCTCGATTTTGAATTGGTATCTCATTTGCTCTTTACTCCCATCATTTCTTTTCTATCTAAAAGTGAGACAAATTTCTTAACTGGCGACTTTGGATCGAACACAAACACAACTGAACCTTTATTGTTTCCACTCACTGGCTTTTGAGTTTCAGCATTGATAAACGCAAGTCTTCCGCTTATAAAGTGGCACTCTGTACAGTTTTCGAATGCATTCTTAAACCATTTAACAGAAGTGTCAGCTGGTATTAGCATTACAGTGAGACATCCGCGATCCATTTGCTCTATTGCTTTATTTACCCACGGCCCTATGTCGCTGTATGGCGGATTACACCAGTTTACAGATCCCCAATCGGTTGAGTAACAAAGCGCATTATCCTTTTCTGTTAGCCAGTGCTCATTAACTAGTTTATTTTCATCTGAACACGCAACATCACAGTTAAAGTTAAATCTATCGTTGTAATAATTAAAGATCTCTTTCGGTGTCTGCCATAAGTCGCGGATTGTTTCTTTTGTTTTACTACCTGTATAACCTTTCATATCTTCACCTTAAAATTTAAATTAACTAACTTTCCAATCGGGGCAGTTCGTAACGCCCCACTCCCAGTACATAAATTGCTGTACTTTGTAGCCACATACGACCCATTTAGTAAAATCATCATGGGCCATCTTTGAGTAGATCATCCGGTCAAAGTCTATTTGCGGTAACTTTGCCAGGTGAAATTCTTCCATGCTCCGCCGTTCATTCTCATGCGATCCATTATCCTTTCTCCTAGACATTGCTTTACCTCATCAAAGTTGTTATTGGTCAGCATTCCAGTGGGTTTAAACTTGCATGTTCTTTGGTCGATTATCTGATTCAGTATCAGATTTTCGGCAGTAGTACCTCGCTGTAAGCCAATTTCATCTATGACTAACAAATCAAGCTCAACCATAGAATTAATAAATGAGTCCTCATTAAGGCCGCTATCACGCTCATAGCAGCGTCTTAATTTTTGCATGAGCTCAGTTACCGTTATTATCAAACAAGAGCAACCAGACGCATTCAGAGCGTTACAAATCGATGCTGCTAAATGGTTCTTACCTGTACCAGTTCCACCACTGAATATAAAACCCGTCCCATTATTCAAATGGAAGCTATTTATGTAGCCCTGAGCAAAGTCTCTAACCTCTGCCATTTGAGGGCTATTCACTAAGAAGTTATCAATCGTGCATTTTTCATGAAGAGGCATCACACCGTTGCGACCAACAACTTTTGATTTTCTAATCTCTTCGTGTTCCTTCAGAAGTGCGTCATGCGCTTTCTTACTTTCTCGAGCTCTGATCAATTCCATTTCTTCATGGGTGTATTTAGTTCCTTGTGCAGCCATTTGCTTAACTCGCTCGATTATACTCTTACTCATTAGTTCCACCCCTCTGGCTTAGTGTAGTTTCCGCTAAATTGATTTACGTTTCTTCCAGGCGCAGAGTTAACTTGTATTTCGTCATTCCAGCATTTGCCATTCAGCCATGTTAATGGGTTTTTCCTGTACTGCTTATCAGGTGTCGATTGAATGTATCTTGGGAGAACTTCAAACAGCTTTTCTACATCAGTCTTGGTTAGCTTATTGAACTTTGCTTGGCATTTTTTAGAATCAACCTTCTTGCCGTACATATCCCAAAACTCAGCGAAGCGGGAATGTATTATATCTTCTTTTCTATTCTTATCTGATCTAATCTTATCTTGCATGACTTTATCAGATGGTGTCATGATTGCGTCATGATGCGTAATAAGATTGTCATTATCTTTGAAATTCTTAATGATTTCACGCATTTGCGGATTGCTTGTCATCGACTGATCTAATCGCTTCGCTAATTTTAAGCAAGTTATGACGTTATTTGAGCACTCAAACAACCCAATATTTACGAAATATTTCATCATTTCTTCGACTTTTTGAGGTGTTGAACCCGTATTTCGCGCAATAATGCGTGCGTCATGCTCAAGCTCAAAAGTGATATTATTCTTGTCAACTTTGCCTGCAATTAGCTCCATGCAGTACCAGTACAAGCCATAACCTTCTAGCCCATAATCTAAAAGAACGTTTTGTAATTTTGCGTCTTGATTTGCGTCAGTATCGTGTTTTATCCATTGCATGTTATAATGTCCTAAATTAAGTTATTTTGAATTAAATTCCCTGGTTGCCGCCGGGGTTTTTTTATTGCGCCAGACTTAGCTCAAGAATGCGAGAAACCATATTGTTGAAGCTTCTCCCCTCTTCCTTTGCCTTCGCTGCTATCTTTGCTTTTAGCTCTGGATTAATACGAACTGATGTTGGTTTTGCTTTTGCTTGATTAGACATTTTGTATCTCCTTTCGTTTGGTGTGTAATAAATATAACTACAAATGTAGTCACATGCAAGCATTCCAGTTAAAATAATTTAAACTTTTGTGATTTTGCGTAAATTACAGGTAATAAAAAACCCGCCATATAGACGGGTTGTTCAAGTGTTTGATTTTATACAATTCCTTCAGTTATCAGTTTCTCGTTAATCCAAACCTCGCCTGCATTGGTGAATAGTGCCTGGCTAAATCCTTGTTCGGTTTGCTTCATTTCGCCGTAGCCTTTAGTGATAAACCACTGCATAAACACGCGGCCCCGTTTGGTTGTGCGACTGTATACGCCAAGGTCTACAAGTATCTTGTTTAGTCTCATTGCAGATAGGCCGTGCTTCTGGGCCACCTGGGTGGCATTCATTAGTCCCTTTTTATCAACAAGCTTATCGAAGAAGGCAACTTTAGGCGCTTGAAGTTCTAACTGCTTTGCCTGGTCTGCTGCGAGTTGCAGGGCCTCCGATAAAGTTTGCGGTATTTTGGGAGTTTTGTTTTTGTGCTCAATCCAAAAATCAACAAGTCTAGCCGTGTAAATCGGACATAGTTGAGCAATTACAACATAACTATCACGCTCGTTAACGTTAAAAACTGTCAGTGGTCTACCTTTTCCCTTTTCCTCAAATTGAGTAAAAGATATTACATTTTTAAATGCAAGATTCTCAATAAGCCTTTTTACATTATCCTGCCTTTTACCCGTCATTTCGGCTAGTTGTATGTGGCTAATTGTTTGACTTGTGACTGTAGATAGGTTATTTTTCATATCGTATCTTTCCTTACATTAGTTAGATTTTGGCTGTCCGGTTTGGTCAGCCTTTTTTTTGTTCATGTGATCGCACATATCTTGTGCATCTGCTGCATAGTACGCTGAGTACTGACTCTTTCCGTCCGAGTCTAGTACGTGGTACATGTGGTCTATTTCCATTACAAAGTACATAATTAATCAATCTCCACTTTTTCAAAAGAATCTACAGTCATTAATTTAACTCTTCCATAAGTACACTTCATTCCGCAATCAATGTAACAAAAAACTTTATCAATATTGCTTCCGATTCTCTCACATACTATAGGGCTCCCATTTCCTTCTCTTAGGCCAAATTCTGTAACTATGAAAATAGCCTCATCTGATACTATTTCTTCATGATCGATCTCTTTTAATTTTAATATGTAACCACACCCAAACCTTCCTGATGTTTTACTAATCCATTGATTTGCGCATTCTCTTGTTGTGTTAATTATGGCAACCTCTGGAGACCATGCGCCACCAGACATCATGAAGTCTTCATAATCTCTCTCAACCATTGGTATGAAAACATCATTTAAATTATCAAAGTCTTTCATAATTATGCTCCGTATCCGTTTGGTAAAATTCCAAGCACACAAAGTGTTGCAGTGATAAAGCAGGCGATTAACATGTAGAGTGTAATCACGCTTAAATCAATCGGGCCTTGCTGGCACTCGATTACCATGCCGTTCTTTTTGGTGTGAGTTTTCATAGTTCACCACCATTTAAAATGTATGCGTATCTCTGACCTTTCTGTAGCTTACCATTGTCAAACTCTGACAATTCAAACATTGTCTCAATACTTTCAGGCTCTCCAGAAATTGAAAGATTAACACGGCTTGATATCAAACCGTTTTCTCGTAGTGCTTGGTGAGCACTCAGCATGCATTTAATTGAAAGCAAGCTTTCATTACCTTTTAATTTTTCTTTGCAAATTACAACTTTTTTCATTGCGCTATCTCCTATTTAAAGTCTTTAATAAGTTGATTGATTGATTTTGAGTTGTAAATTCTTGTTGAGCCATTTCTTTTGGTCATGGCGTAAGTTCTTAGCTCCCAATGGTTAGGTTTGTTTTTATGTCCAGAACGATTTGATACTCTGACTTGTTTAACCTTGCTGCCAGAAAAAGTTATATAAACACTACCAGTTGAGCACTCCTTAATAACTGGAGAGTAAGCGGAAAGTTCAGTGACCAACTTAACTACTAACTGTTTAATGTTCATTTTGCTTTCTCCTTAATTATTGTTCGCTGTCTTACTGTTACTGTTATTAATGGTTTTTTTACATCCCCTTTTGAGTCAAGTTCCCAACCTACATATTGAGGCTCTATTACCCCTTCACTTGTTAATCCTATGTGGTGAACAGAATACATATAACCATTAAACTCAAATTTATCACCAACAGATAGCTTTACATTACCCATTGCTTTGATGATTGAATCTTTATTCTCTTTCCAGAATTTCTTGCCAAATAAAAATATCGCTTCTATTTTTACTGTTTCTATTTTCATTATTCTATCTCCGTTAACTTTGGGGCCAATCCCCTTTCGATGTAGTAATTATTGCGTAACCAGGTTTAGATTTCTAATCGTTTGTACCTATTAATAAACCGTTTTTGATAGGCAAAAAAAAGAGAGCTAACGCTCCCCTTTTCTATCTGCCATATCTAGAATGGATAATTTGCCAGTTTTATGACTCCTTCTTAGTTTCTCGATCCTTTCTTTAAATTGATGGTCATTATTTGACTCTGTGCGAGCTTTTGAGACGTCACTTTTTTTAATGCCGTATTCTTCGACAAAGTTATGCAAAAGCTTATTAGCTTCGGCTCTGGCTTCCCTGTACTCCTTTTTATTGAAGTGATAGCGGTAAACCTCTGCATACTGCTCTGATATTATCCGCTTGTTTTCGTCGCTTAACCTGGCAAGCTTTCCGGTTATGTAGTCGAAGTCCCCTTTAACGTGCCTATTGCCGCAATAGAAGAAGTGAGGGAATAATATAACCACTTCCATCAATCACACCTCCTATCCACTAAGATATTGTTCGATCGGCCTATCTGAACTAACAGATCTGTATGGCTAAAACCAAGTAATTTTGCTTGGTCGCTGTAGGGCTTGATTGTCTCTGTGATAGCCTGAACTTGCTTGTGACTGAATCCCTTTAGTGCTTGCTTTGCTTTAACTGCTAGCGCATTTAGCGCGGCGTGCTGTGCTTCCGTATGCATAATTAAGCCCTCTCTCCTTCGATAATTGCCAGTATGTCGTCTGCTTGATTCCAGTTAATCTCTAACTCAGAATCGCGCGACTCGTTAATCAAGATTGCCTTAGTGGATGATACCACCATTCTAGTGGTGGTTAGTTGATCGTTAACCCAGTCAGCTATGATTTCCAGCATTGACGATCTGTTTACTTCAGATGCGAATATGCCAGATAGCGACTCGGCTTGTAGTTCCTGGAATTCCTCGATAGCTTGCTTACTTGCTTTGCTGAAAAACTCTTTTAGTAATTCTTGCATAATGTATCTCCAATTAGTTAGCGTAAACGGTGTACTGATAGCATTGGCTAGTTCTTTTAATTGGCAAGCCTTCAGCTCTTAGTCTTAAAACTTGCTGGCGTACAGCTTCGGTGGTGTACAGCCTAGTAAGTTGCATAATTGATTTAGTGTTAAAGCACTTGCCAGGGTTGTTTAAAAACAGGTTGATTAATTGCTTGCGATTCATTGCTAAGTATCCATGCCTTTGATGTGTTAATTATTGCGTTACGGAGAAAAGAAAGCCAATCGTTTTTACCTATTAATAATCGGCTTTTGATAGATGGGATAAAAAAAAGGGCCGAAGCCCTATTTATTTTTCTTTAAGTCAAACCATTGCATCCTACGGCGTTGCTGTAGTCGTCTCATAAGTCAGCCTCTTTAATGAATGACCCGTTAACCATGCGACCTTTGCGATCCTTAATGTCGTCATATGCAACTTGCAAGCAGTGCTCAAGCGTTAAGCCGTTGCGCTCAATGATATTAATTAGAACTACAACCATATCGCCAATGTCATCTGATATATCTCTACCTCTTGAGATATTAGCCGCAAGCTCTCCGGCCTCTTCCATTAGCTTAACGTATTGACTTTGATCTGTTGCGCCGTCGATTAAGTTTCTCGCGTGATGCCATTCACTGATAGATTTAACTAGCTGTGGGATTTTTGAGTTAAGTGCCTGGTTATTGTTGCTCATTTATTTTTCCTCAAATTGTTTGTGCAATTCTTCTGCTTTAAGTGACGCGTAACTAACGCCATCTAGTACGCTGTCTTCGTGTAGTCGATTCTGCGACCACTGGCGAACATCTTTTAATATCTGAAGCATTAAACAGACTTCAGCGGGTGTAATGTCTTTTCCGGTTATCGCATTAAATGCCGTGGCGGTAGAGTTAAAACTTCTTTCTTCCTGGTCGCATTTTGTTTCGTATTCATTGCCGCGAGCTTGTTGGACGCTCATGCATTCGCTTAGTATATCGGTTGATGTTTTCATTCTATCTCCAAGGGGCCGAAGCCCCGTTTAGTTTTAGTTAGAATGGAATATCGTCATCAAAGTCCATTGGTGGCATTTGCTGGCCTTGTGGCGCTTGTTGTGGCTGCTGTGGTTGTTGTGGTTGCCCCCATCCGCCGTTGTTTTGCTGTGCGTTTGCTTGGTTTTGTCCGCCGCCATTAGCGCCAGATAGCATCTGCATTTTACCGTCAAAGCCTTGAACAATAATTTCAGTTGTGTATCTATCCTGGCCGTTTTGATCTTGCCATTTACGAGTCTGAAGCTTTCCTTCAATGTAAACTTGAGATCCTTTCTTTAGATACTCTCCAGCTATTTCAGCAAGCTTTGAGAATAAGACAACTCTATGCCATTCTGTTTTCTCTTGCTGAGCGCCTTGCTTATCCTTCCATGATTCTGAAGTTGCAATTGAAATATTGGCCACAGCATTACCATTTGGCATGTATTTAACTTCAGGATCTTGTCCTAAATTACCAACGATTATTACTTTATTTACACCTCGTGAAGCCATTTATCTTTCCTCATATATTGATTTAGTGAAATTTAAGAAGCTTTTACTTCTATCCGTTTTTAACCATTGCTCTCTGAGTTCATCATAAAACCTATCGAGCCATTCTTGATAGTTCATGTTGTGCCCTCCACCTGACAAACTATATTAGCAACTAGATTTATAGTCAACATATTTTTTAAGTATTTTTTACGTAAAAATTACTTGCTTTATTTTTTATGTTGGTTTAAATTTAATTGGTCAAAACAAAAGAGGGTTAACGATGAGTAAGCCAAAATTAATCCCTCAATGGCAACCGACAAAAGAGGTAAGAGATTACCTAGAAGAAGTCTCAGAAAAAAACGGTATGACATTGACGGGGTACATAAAGTCGCTAGTAATGAAAGATATGAAAAGAGGCAAAAGGAAATGAAAGTAAATGATTACAAAATTGGGGTTGAGCTATCAGGTTATATCTCTGATATGCCTGAAGATATTTATCATAACACTGAAGGTTTTATTTCTAAGTCTTCACTTGGTCAACTTGCAAAGGAGACACCTTTTAGGTTCTTCAATAGCAAGAAAAAAGAACAAACGCCAGCCATGGCAATGGGAACGGCTTTGCATTGCGCGATACTTGAGCCCAAGAAATTTAGCGAATCATATATACTCATGCCAGACTGCAAGTCCAAAGCATCAAAAGAGTATAAAGAAGCAGTAAAAAATAACCTAGGTAAAGAAATTTTAACGGGCCAAAACTGCGACAACTTAACAGGTATGGTAAAGGCTGTTTACGCTAACGACTTTGTAAATGAGCTATTAAGCCTAGAAGGTTTTAATGAGTTAAGTGGTTTTCATGTTGATAGCGAAACTGGCGTTAAGTTAAGACACAGATTCGATAAGCTTTGCAAGTGCGGTATTGCTGTGGATATCAAAAAAACTCAGTCAGTTAACTATGACGAGATATCAAAGACAATTGATAAGTTTGGCTATGATATGCAAGATTCATTGTACTCAGATGCATACAAGGCTATCACTGGTGAAGATTTGAAGGCATTTTACTTTGTTTTTGTCGAAGAGACTTACCCTCACGAGGTTGCAGTTGTTTACCTAGACGATATATCAAAACAGGTTGGCAGGGATAGATATAGAGACTTGCTTAATGAGTACTGTATGTTGGTTAGTGATATGTCACAGGTTACAAACAACAAAGGCGCGTCAATGGTGTCATTGCCAGAGTGGACACTAAGACAATACGAAAACGAAATAGAAGACGGGGAGGTTTACTAATGGATATCGGGTTCGCACTAGAAGCAAAATCAGATCAATTGAACTATGACGATATAGCAGATACAGAGGTAGTGGTTACTATATCTGAAGTTAGAGTAAGACAAGGCGATCAACCTGTATCAGTTTTCTTTAATGGCTGCAAAAACAGACCTTGGAAGCCTTGCAAGGGGATGATTAGAATACTTGCAGCTGCATGGGGTAGAGATGCAACTAAATGGGTTGGTAAGTCTGCAAAGCTATATGGTGATAAAAGTGTTCGATGGGCTGGAAAAGAAATTGGAGGTATTAGAATCAGAGCTCTATCAGACATAAACAAGAGCGGTATAAGCGCAATGCTAACGATTGCTAGGGGTAAAAGAAGCGAATACAAAGTTTCTTATCTTGACATGGCTAGGCCCGTTTACCCTAACGATCAGTTCAATGCAGCACTTCCAGCTATGGTGGAGAGAATACAAAATGGCAGCATGTCTATAGAGCAAGTGGTTGCTAAGTGTCAGCAAACTGGAGACTTGACACCAGAGCAACTTGCAAGGCTTGAAGATGCCATACCGGTAAATGTAGAAGAAAACGACCAATAAAACCAAAGGCCCGTAGTTATTGCGGGCCAAAATCAAAAGGAAAATAAAATGAACGTCTTTATCGATGCGCTAGGAATCACGCTAACAAACAATATTTTTAATTTAACGATCCTCTTTGGTATATACCTTACGTTTTCACGAGTTAGTGATAATACGGTCGTAATGGGCTTTTTAGTCTACTACATCTCCTACATCATTGCGGATTACTCAATGACCATAATCGAGCTTGAAATACCATTCGCATACCTTGAGGGATACAAGACAACTTGGCATATTTTGCTTGCTATGGTTGGCGCTCTAATACTTTTTTACTTTGCTTTGAATGTGGCAATAGGCGATCATGATAGCGGCATGCAGTTCTGTATCGCTTTGACAAGCATTTACATAATGCTATTCTATGTTGTGCCAAACGTTGGTTTTGCTGGGTTATCAAGTGAAGAATTCAATAACTTCTATAACAATTACAGTTATTTGTGTGTAGTATTCGATCTTGGACTTATCGCGCTTTCTGTATTCAAACACAAACGGGGGGATGATGAATGCGATAGAATGGCTTACAACGGGTGATAACTGGGTATTGATTTTATCTGGATGTAGTATAATATCAGTATCAGCTCAAATAGTTTTCGGAATAGTAGGTATATATGTCAGCAACAGGTCAAGCGGCAAACGTGTCGACGGCAACAGCAGCGGGGGGAGGTATAGTAACAGCGGGCGCTAAGGCCGTTGAAACTTTTACCGTTACTGGTTGGATTAATGACAATGCCATTATTATCGGGATATTTTGTACAGTTTTATCACTCATCATGAGTCTGATATTTAACCTAATAAATCGCAAGGATAGCAAGGCTAAGCAACTTGAAGAAAGAAGGCTTAGGGCAACAGTCGAATGGATTCGTGAAGGTAAAACAGACGAAGAAATCACAATTTTACTCAAACGAACAGGACTAGAATAATGCCTTTACAAAAACGTAGAAACCCTAAAACAGCTCGTAAATCTCCTTCTTACACTAAACCTAAAAAGAAGGTAACAACTAAGAAAAAATAAGCAACATTAATATCAAGCCCTGTCAATAGACGGGGTTTTTTATTATGCTTAGATTAAACCAACTAAAAGGAACTTATCATGGCAACAAAGAAAAAAGTGGGTAAACCTGCAAAAGGCAAGGCTAAAGCTAAGATGGTAAAAGACCCAAAGACGGGCAAAAAGGTTAAACGCTCATACGGTCAAGCAGGTAAAGCGAAAGACGGGAAGGCACGAGTTCAGCCGGGCACTAAGAAGGGTGACTCATATTGCGCTAGGTCAGCAGGTATTAAGAAGTGTAAGAATCCACCATGTGCTAACGAACTTTCAAGAAAGCGCTGGAAGTGTCGCGGCAAAAAGTCAATGAAGTGAGCTAGCCATGAAAGGAGATTGTTGTAATGACTGCAAAAAAGAAGTTAGACGAATGCGCAAAAAAGGTAAAAGCAAGGGTGAAAGTGTGGCCCAGCGCAAGAGCAAGCCAACAAGTCGCAAAGTGTCGCAAGGCAAAAGGAAAGCCACGAAAGGGCAAAAAGGGAAGCGATCTTAAGCGTTGGGATAAGGAAGAGTGGAAGAATACCAAGACTGGCGAAAGTTGCGGTAACTCCAAAAAGGGAAAGGGGTATTGCAGGCCGACAAAGAAAGTGTCTAGTAAGACGCCTAAAACCAAGTCAGAAATGAAACCTTCCCAGGTTAAAGTGAATCAAAAGCGCAAGTCACAAGGCAAAAGGGCTAAGTCTACAAAATCGAAATCTTAGATTGCAAAAACAATACTATTCAAAAGACCTGTATTCACTAATAATGATTACAGGTTTTTTAATGAAAGTAAGTGGAGATTTAGGAATGAGACTAACTGAAAAGCAAGTTATACAACTCGAAGAAGAAGAGAAGCTGGCACAATTGTTGGACAAAGGCGATCTTACATTGGGTGAGTACGAAAAAAAATTGGACGAAATTGAAGAAAGGTTTGGAGATAAAAAATGAACTACATGATTGATGTTGCAATTGTCCTAGTAATGGGCCTTGTTGTTTCAGTGCTTTGGGCGTTGATTGAAATTTGTATTCGTTAGGAGTGCGATATGAAAAGGTATGTGAAATTTAGTGGTGATAATTGCATTGATTGCGAGTTTGTAAGAAATAAACCATATGTTGTTAAGTGTGATTTAGGGTTGTATGTTGAGATTGCTGGTGATTGCGGAGGTAGTTTTTATGTCTCAACTAGTGGAGGTTGTAATTTTTTGGGAGGAGAAGAATCGTGGGTATTCTGCGACGAGCACGGCAACGAGCTTGACGACAAAAAGAAGCAGGGTTACAAAGGTCAGTTTGATTTAGCTGCGCGTGATATTTGCACTCCTAGATTTGTTGATAAAAAAGGGTCAGTGGTTAGTTATGGCTTTAATGTAACCGAGGCATTAAAGAGAATAGCAGTGAGAGCGGGGTGAATTATGAATATATGCTGGGCTCCTATAATTGCCATTTTTGCCTTTATTTGCGCTGGTGCTGGATGGGTTGTGATTGAGGTTTTAATTTGGCTTTTTAGTCATATTTCAATTGTCTAATAAAAGGGTGAATGATATGGAATACGGAACTACATCTGAAAATATTGACCTGATTATAGAAAAGAGCAAAAACAAAAAAGATGGTGTTTATACACTTAGAGGGGTAACATACCGAGTAGTTAAAGGTAATCCGGTTATAATGGCCTCGTATGGTGAAATCTACCAGTTTTTTTATGGCTTCTTGGTTTTGATAGGGAGCTATGATTATTCATCAACATGCCCTTCAAAATTAAAAAGTATTTTAAAAGGTATAGAAGTATAAACAAATAGCCCTCTTCGGAGGGTTTTTTATTACCTGTAATCCTGATTCTTTGAATTATCGCGCAATGATGTATAATCAATGTGTGTTAAATTTACGGGTATATTACGACTATGGCTAGGTCTAAAACTACATTCGGCAAGGAGAACCAGCCAAGCAAAAGACGAGGGAAGTCTAAAAAAACTCTTTTACTAGAAGTAATTAGAGAGAAATCACGGCTAAACATGAATGCAGATAGCACTAATGACGATTGCGAGAAAGCATTTTTCGGACACATTTTAGATCGTGCTTTGTGCGGTGAGGATAAAGATTCTGCATCTTTGCTAAAGAGTCTGCTCGATAAGATATCGCCAACTCCAAGGTCATCAATGGAGAGAGTGAACTTCAATTTAGATATGAAGAAGCCACTCGATAAGCAAGCCTCCCAAGTACTTGATGCAATAAGTAACGGTGAATTACCGCCCGATGTTGGTATATCACTGATTAATGCAATTGGTGGTGTACTCAAGATTAAAGAGGTTACAGACTTAGAGGATAGAATTAAGGCTCTGGAGGCTCAAGACGATGAGTAACAGACTTAACCGCATAAAGAGTCTCGAAGATAAAGCTTCGTTTAATTCTGGTGATTACGAGTCGACGGTGATCGGCTTTGTAAGTCCAAAGACAAAGGATTTAACCAAGTGTTACCACTTAAGTAATGGCGAATGGGTTCCTACAATAAAGGAACCTACCGCTTTTTTCGCTGAGTGTTTAGAGCCGTTATTCACCAGACCAAAGAGATTCAACATTCTTATTGGTGGTCGTGGTTCGGGTAAATCATTGGGTAAAGGTGGTCACGGTTCAATCATGATGCATGATATGGGCCGTAACTTAATGTGTATTCGTGAGTTTCAGGCGTCTATTGCTGATTCTGTTCACGCTTTAATTAGTGATGAGATTAAGCGATTAGAGCTAGATAACTGCGATATAACAGATAAGGCGATCAAGTTCACTCATAACAAATCAATGGCTCGCTTTATGGGTTTGTCACGTAATCCTGAATCTGTTAAATCTGCCTTTGGTTTTCTCGACTGGTGGATAGAAGAGGCACAATTCTTATCTGAAAAGTCACTTAGGGTATTAACTCCAACGGCACGTAAAAAGCCCAAGAAAGGTTTGCCGGGCAAGCTAAAAGAGATTGATACAGACGAAGTGGACGTATCAGCCGTGTCTATGACATTTTGCGCTAACCCTGCTTCGAGTGAAGATCCATTTAGTCAGCGTTTTATAGTGCCGTTTAAAAGCGAGCTTGATGCTAATGGTATCTATGAAGATGATATGCACCTCATTATCAAAATGAACTGGTCAGATAATCCCTGGTTTGATGAGTCCGGTCTTGAGAAAGAAAGACAGTTTGATATGGCTAACTTGCCAAGGACCACTTATGACTGGATATGGGAGGGTGGATTCAATGATGAGATCGAGAATGCACTAATAAAGGCAGAGTGGTTTGATGCGTGTATTGATGCTCATGAAAAGCTAGGGTTTAAGCCTTACGGCGTAGTGAAAGTTACTCATGACCCGTCAGACCTTGGTCCCGACCCTAAAGCTGTTTGTGTTCGCAAAGGCAATGTGATAACTAACGTAGTCCAGCGTAGTGACATAGATGTAAACGAGGGTAGCGACTGGGCGCTAGGTATTGCAATCAATGAAGGGGCTGACCAATACGAATGGGACGTAGGCGGTATGGGTGTAACTCTCAAGCGTGATGTTAACGCGGCGCTCGAAGGTAAAAGTATGGTTGCTCATCAATTTAATGGCGGTAGTGCAGTTGATAATCCTGACATGATTCATGAGCCTTCAGGTGCTCAAAATATCCAAAGTGAAAAGACTAACAAAGAGATATGTAAAAATTTACGTGCTCAGTGTTATTTATCGCTAAGAGATAGAGTATTTAGGACATACCAAGCAGTTGAGAAAGGTGTAATGTGCGATCCTTCTATGCTGATATCATTTAGCTCTGAATGTGAAAACTTAACAGGTCTAAGGTCTGAACTTTGTCGGCTTCCTATCAAGCCAAGTACTATATTTGAAATGTACACCAAAGCCGAAATGAGAAGTAAATTCAAGGTACGTTCGCCAAACTTGGCTGATACTGTTATGATGAGTGAAAGATTACACGTAGACTTAGTTCAAGAGAGCTATGATTTAGATTCTATTTGTCAACCACAAGTAAACTATTGGTGATTAGAAAATGTTAGACCATGAAAACATGTGCATAGAATTTAGACACGCATCAAGTGATACAGATATGCGTGATGCTTGCCATAAGGATAAAAAACGCTTTTTCGAAAAAGGCGCATGGTGGAGCGGGTCGCATGGAAAGCAATTTAAAAACAAACCAAAGCCAGAGTTCAATAAGCTATGGCGATCAATTAATAGGACAATCGGCAGTATTAACGATATGGAGTTAAACGCTGTTATCGTTTCTAACTCAGATGATGCAACCGATGAGGCGGCGGACCTATTACAAAAGAGGTGGCGCAACGACTTTCAAACTAGCGACGGTGTAGAGGCTAGCGAGATTGCAACAATGGAAGCGGCGGTTGGTGGTTTTGGTTGTACTAAGTTGGTATCCAAATATGAAGATGAAGAGAATCCCGACCCTGAGAAGCAATATCTTTGCACTGAAATAGTATTTGATGCCTGTCAATCGGTTTTCTTTGATGCTGGCTCTATCAGAAAAGATAAGAGTGACGCAAAAAGAGGTTGGCATTTAATTCGTACCAATCGAAGATTAATTGAAGATGAGTATGGCGTTGATGTTGTTTCATTTATGAATCCAACTTCATATTGGGGATCTGAAAAGGTTAATAACGACACGCAGCGCGATATATATCTTGCTCATTACTACGAGGTGATGGAGAAGAATCTAACGGTTTATGACTTTAGTGCTTTACTACCAGTAAAAATTACTACGGGTGACGGGATAAAAGACGAGTTTGGCGAGAAGTATACTCGTGAAGACCTGAAAGAACTTAAAGAGCAGTATCTTGAGGTAATTGGTGAAGATGTACCAAGCATTAAGCGCAAGGTGAAGTACACAGAATATGCACTAGCAGATGGTGAGAAGTATCTAACCAAGCCGCAAAAGATGCCATTCAAGCGCGTGCCTTTGTTCCCTCGTTATGGATACTACGCTGTTATAGAAGGTCAAGAATTCTATTGCGGTGAAGTAAGAAAGCAGACCGACCAAGAGATGTTCCATAACTACTTTGCTAGTGCAATGATGGAAATAATGGCAGCGCCTCAGGTAAGTAAGCCGGAATACGCGCCGGAGCAAATTGCTAGACATGCAAGCCAGAGGGCAAGAGCTGATATAGATGGCACACCTTTTGTTATGTCAGACCCAATTAGAAACAAGCAGGGAGATATAACTCACGTCGGCCCAATTGGAATGCATCAACCACCACAAATGGGTAGCGGACTTGCAGCGGCGGGGCAGTTTCTCGAGCAGAACTTGCAGCAATCTGGCGGAATGGGACAGGCTTCATTGCCATCCAATGCAAGCGGTGAAGCAATTCAGAATGTAAACGAGCGTCAAGATGATGCGTTTTTGCCTATCGTCAAGAATGTATTGCATTCTATTCGTGCTCAGTGTGAGGCTTGGATACCTGCCGCACAATCTCTTTACTTCACTAATCAGCGCAGATTAAGAGTTTTAGAGAGTGACGGTACATATACCCAAGTTACGACAATGGAAATGGCGCAAGATGCTAATGGCAATTATGGCCCTTACGGCAATAATGCAAGAGGTCGTTTCTCGGTCCAGGTTGAGCAGGGCCAGGCTTACAAAGATTCTCGCGATGCTGAAAGACAAAGTGCAATGGAAATGCTGCAATACGTTGGCTCTGATACTGAATTCGGACAGATGATAGCAATGCATGCAATGTCTCTTACTACTGGTGAAGGTGGTGACAATATCAGGCAGATAGCAAGATTTAAGCAGTTAGAACTTGCAATGGCTAGTGGCTACCCAGTTGAGCCAGAGAATGAGAAAGAGCAGCAATTCATGCAAATGACAATGCAGAAGATGCAGCAACAAGCCCAGATGCAGCAACAGAACGATCCGATGGCGGTAGCGGCTCAGGCTGAAATGATTAAGGCTCAGGCACAAATGCAAGACAAGCAGGTTGATATGTTCAATGCTGAGACTAACCGCATGAAAGTAATGGTTGATGCAGAGAAAGCAGGTGCAGATATTCAATTCAAAGAAGCCGACTTAAAGCTAAAGGGATTAGCGCAGATGGGTAGCATGATGCGTCAATAATGAAATCTTATTTTGCATAAATAGCTATATAAAAAATAACCAAACAAGCCCACTTCGGTGGGTTTTCTTTTATCTGCTGCTTAGCATCTGATCGATAATGATTAATCTTGTGTCAAAGTTTGCATACACCAAAAAGCATGTATATAATAATTTCAGATTCAATGGTTCATGTGTCATTCACATGATTTTCGTTCACCGATAGACGAGGGTTTATAATGTCGGATAATTTGGAAAATATGGCAGAAACACAAAATGAAGTTACTCAACCTGTAGAAGCTGTGGTAGCGGATACAGAGGTAAACGGTTCACCACAAACCGATATCGAGAATCAAGAGTTTTATGTTGAAGCTGAAGCCAACCAAGAAGAAACGGCTAATAGCGCTAATCAATCTAATTCAGATGTTGAGCTACATGCACGATGGGTTAAAGAGAAAGAGAAGCGCAAGCGTAAAAATGAGGAACTTGAAGCAGAAAAGACACGCAATGAAAAAATACAGAGTGAACTTGATGAGCTTCGAGGCACTGTAGCAGAGATGAAAAAAGGTGCGCCACCTACGTTAGAATCATGTGATTATGACGAAGCGGTATACCAACAGAAGACGCGTGAATATTATCAACCTCAAGCGGCTGTTAAACAGCAACAGGAGCAAGTTAATAATCAAGCGCCACAGCAACACTCTAACCCAGAGTTAGAACAAGCTGAATTTTATCTCTACAAAAGTGAGCAGGAACTACAGAACAAGCTACCGGACTACTCACAAAACAAATCCGAGCTAGTTCAAAAGATTAAACAATTTGG